GGATCTCGATGGCAGTGCCGGCTGGAAGGTCGGTGGTGCTGGACACAGTGATCGTCTGGAAACGATTGTCCACGTTCTGCGTTTCGCCGGTCACTGCGGTCTGTGTTGCCACAGGCACGTAGTAGTTGTTTGCAGCAGCCAGGGTACTCATCGTTGGATCTGCACCAGTAGCCGCCAAAATGCGGTTGGAGTAGTCCAGCTTGTAGGTCTCAAAGCCTGCAACCATGCCGACATACGAACGCTCGAAAGCGTTGTTCGACTTGTTACCGCTAAAACTACGCGATGCACCACCACCAGTAGCGCCGCCAGCGATGTTGCCGGCAATGCCGTTGTAATCGCGGCTGCACAGTGCCAAGTAACGGTCAAAGGCTTGGACACCCTGCTCGTTCATGATCGAGTCGCACAGAGCGATATCGTCGTAGTCGCCGGCAGCGGTGCTGACAGTGACCACCAACGAACCGAGATTGGCTGCGCTGTTCATGATGGCGATGTTGATGTCGGAGGCCAGTTTCTGCTTGGCAGCATCACCGAGGCGACCTTCTTGCAGGGCATCACGCAGTTCAAGCGCGTCCAGGATGAACGGCACAGACTTCTGGAAGCCGAGCGTTGCAGGGACGGACAGCTGTGTGTAAGCCGTGAAGTTGTTGGTCTGATCCATGCCATCGAACGATTGCGCGATGTAGGGCTGGGGACGATAGATGACGTTGTTAGTTCGTTCCATCATCGAGCCGTCAGTGTTGTAAACGGACACGTTGCGGGACAAAACTAGAGCATCGTTGAATCCTTCGAGGATATCCTCGAACGCTACGCGCTCCTCTTTGCTGAATGAATTTGCCATTTGTAAAGCTCCATTGGTTGAATAAAAAACACGGCATTACTGCCAATTTCCTTACTCACCAATGGGCTGGCGGGGGCCATTCACTGCTATTTATGTGGGCTAGCGATACCCGTTTGGCGACATTATGCCTTTTTCTGGCGTTTGTACGCAATCACTTTCGTCATATTACCAGTCCTGGCTGCTTCTTCCCGCAGTCGATCAAGCGTTGAATCTACTGCGCCAGAGTTTCGGGCAGTGCCTGAAACAACGCGCTCCGGTGGTGGTGCTGTTTTGCGATTGGTAACTTTCATGTCTTTCTCCAGTTTTGCTACGGCAAAGGCAAACTTCACCGGGTCTTTGATTGCTGCCAGTTCTTTGGCCTTTGTGGGGTTCCTGCCGAGCGCATAGACCACCAGGGCAGGGTTATCAGCACCTTGCAGCATTACGCCTTGCTGAGTGACTGAAAACAGTTCCTGCGCTACTGCCTCGGCATCCTCAAAGTCTTTCACGCGCAGTTCAGCTTTGGCCTTGGTGTAGCTGTCCAGCTTTGACTGCCAGGCACGATTCTGGTTTTGCACCTCGGCGTCTTGCTTTGCTTGCTGTTCATCAGTTTGCCGTTTGCGGTCATACCAGCTTTCCAACGATTGCTCAAACTTTTCGGCGTCGTAGTCGTGGTCTTCCAGTGTTGGTTTTTTGCCAAGCTGGACAACCTGTTGAACTGGTGCTGTTTGTTGCAGCCGTCCTTGCAGTTCTTGATTCTGCCGCTTCAGTTCACGATTGGTTTTGCGGAGTTCACGCACCCACTCAGGCGCATGGGCCGGTTCCTCTTGCTGCTGCGGTTCTTCCTCGCCAATGCTGACTACAACCTCGTCGGGTTCCTCGGCTGGTTCTGCCTCGGCCGGCGCGTCTTCAATGATCAAGTCTTCTTCGTTTTCCATTGTCTTCCTTTCAACTCACCCAAATTCGGCTGGGTGGATGCCGTTAATGGATATTGATGCCAAGCACTGCCAGTATCTGCCGCGCTTCAAACTCTTGCATGGCCATCAGTGCGGTGATCGTGTCTTCCTCGTCAGCCAAGAAAGATCTAAGTGCTGCCGATGCCTCTTGCAGTTCTTTACTCTGCTCTGCCTTGTTTTTGTAGGTGACTTGTAGTTTCGCAAGTTCCTTTTGCAGGCTTGCCAATTCTTCCAGATCGCCGTCGTAGTTCACAAGCTTGCGTGCCAGGCGCTGCGATTGCGTGTCTTTGGCAAGTGCCTGTCTGATCTGCTCCAGCTCTACGATTTTGGTCGGCTTGCGAAGTAAGCTGGCCTCAAAGATTGCACGCTCACGCGCCCATCCCTTCCTGCTGCCCCTGGAAGGTGAGCCACTACCGCCGCCGCCCGATACCGGGGGGGCTTGGGACTGGAGAAGCGTTAAAAACACGTTACATCAGGGTTTGCAGGGCATCAATGGTGGCCTGGGTCTCGCTGATCTCTCCTTCAAGTCTCAGCACCGCCTCAAGGTCTCCAGACGCCATAGCGGTTGATTTAGCGTTGTTCAGATAGGCCAGTTTATTGGCCATCAGGGTGACCAGTTCTTGCACTTTCATACCAACACCACCATTTCTTGAGCAACTGTGGACAAGTGCGATTGCAGCAGAATTACATCGTAAGTGTCCGTGCCGTCATTTGCGCAGTACGCGGCCATCCGTTGACCAAGTGCCGCCGTGCCTGACTGCAAAAAGTCGGTCGGAGTAAATGGACTCAACACCCGGTTTTGTACGTCGAATCGGTACATTTGATTGATTGCGGAGGCCGCGTAAATGTTCAAATAGAACATCCTTCCTTCGTTCTCAAACGGCGCTGAACACCCGCAAGTGCCTACCGTCAGGGCTACTGAGCCGTCATAGGTGATCGTGCTTGTCCACGTACCCGTAATGCTGCCTGCAATGTCCAGTACATCCAATGTCACTGCGCTGCCTCGGAAGAAATAGCAGAACGATTGCCGTGCGTTTTTGCCAGCATCGGGGCGAATACCAAACGATGGCGCCCACATACCGCCTGAAGCGTTAGCAGCCGGGGCCACGCCAAAGTAGGTGGTTGACCACGCACCGGCCACAATGTTGTTCGTGCCGTTGTTAACCGTGGCATCGCCATAGTTGTAGGTGTAGACCGTTGTAGTGCCGCTTGAACGCAACAGCAGCAGGTTGGGCAGTTCGATGACAAACTTGGCACTTGAAGATGGCTGGGTTGTCCATGCCGTGCCTGTCGTGTAAACAGGGCTGGGGCCAACTGTGTGGCTGGCAATGATTCGGCGCTGACCAACAGCCGCAGGCGTCACCGTGTCTTGCACAATCCTGATCTGGAAGTTTCGATACTCGTTGACTGCTACGCCAGAATCGCCCAGCGTTGCCTGCCCTGTCAGTGTGCTTGCGCCTGATGCTGTTGCCGTCAGTGCGGTTCTAGCTTCAATCCCGGTATCGTAGACAAATGCACCTTTTATCATCCCATCGCCTGGAGTGCAGTCATAAGGTACATATTGCTCGTCCAGCACCATGATGCTGCTATCGGTGGCAATCGTTGCTGGCAGGTTGGTGGTTGTTAGGCCGCTGGACAGCGTGTTGGTTGCAACCTCAAGAGACCGCCAGATGTTGCTGGCTGTAGTTCCTGCGCCCAGCATAAACAGTTTGCCAGCAATGATTTCGTATCTTGCGCCAGTAGCCGGGGTGAAGGTGAAAGCCGAAAGCACTTGGATTGTTGGCGTCGTGCTGGCGCTGTTGCCGGTGATGTAGCGTTCTTCAGTTTTGCCTGCTGTCGTATCAGTAATCCGCAGCTTGAACCCGTACTCACCCGAGCCGCCCCTGTTTGCCAGCATATTGAGGCCAACCGCTGTCGGCAGGGCTGTTGAGAGCGTGACGGAGGTTGTGGTTGCACCGGCAGCAATGGTGCCAACCAGACCAAGCGAAGGGGCAAAAGCCATTGCCGAACCAGCGCCAAAGGTGCCAGCCAATGCTGGGGATTGAACAAAGTTCCACGCCTTTGTAACGATGTTGTACCGGTTCAGCACCGTGGCACTGACCAAGTTGTAGACAAACGGATTGCGCGATACCCCAGAGCGCAGATCAGATACTACCGAGGTAGCCGCAGCGCTGGCATTGGGTGCCGGGGCGACTTGCGCCCACATCAGCCTATCAATAACTTTTTTGAATGTATTTGCCATGTTTGTTCCTTATGTAATCCGGTTGCGAACTGCCGCTTGCCATGCAGCCATGTTGCCGCCGTTGACCAATATCTGCGCCTGAATGCCGCCCATTGATGTTTGGTTGGTAACAGTGCCGACTGTGGTGACGGTTCCGACTGTGGTGACGGTGCCAGATTCGACAACCATTGTTGCTCGCTGGCGTTGCAACGACTTGTCGTAACCCTGCGGAGCGTTTAGGTAGTTCAGCATCCTGGTTAACAGCAAGATCATGCTTTGCTGCGCTTCGGCGTTGGTCACATCCGAGACCGCCAGCGGGTTGATTGCCGTAATGTCAGGCAAGCTCACTGGCAGCGGATTCAATGCCGTCACATCAGGCATTGTTACTGGCAATGGATTGAGCGCCGTAACGTCGGGCAAAGTCACTGGCAGCGGGTTGAGCGCGTCAATGCCTATGTCAACCGGCATCGGGTTTTCGCTTGATACGTCAACTGCTACGCCGTCAGCTCCTACGCCGATTTTGATTCTCTGGTGAAGAACACCAGCAATCTCTTCAGCAGCAACCAGTGCGCCTGTGCCTGGCGTATAGCCTACATTGTTAGCCATTTATTCCTCCGTCTCAATGCGGGTAATGCGGCCTTTTTCGCGCACCACTCTTTTTGGTTTGTTGATCGACTGAATTGCTTTCTCAACATTCTGGGTGGCTTTCTCGGCATTCTGCGTGTTGCTGGTTGCCAGCTGCTCCATCGCACCTCCGATTTTATCTACCGCCTCGGCAATGCCAGACACTGCTGCCTGCATCATTTCGCTGGCCATCACCATGCTGTCGTTGGTCGTTCTCTCTGCGCGTAGCTGCTCAATCTGCGTGTCTGTGGCCTCAACCCGGTTGCGCTTTAGCTGGTTCTCCAGGCGCATGGCCTCAATCTCCAGCATCGTTTTTTCGTCCATTCGTGGCATTTGTTGTTGCGCCGGCTGCTGCTGTTGACCGCCATCCATTTCGGAAACCTTCGCAAATGTCTCCAATGTTTGCGCGTTCTTCAACTCGGCGCTGGCAATGGTCTCTACTGTGTCGGCCCTGGCCTTGGCTGCTTTGGCGCTTGCTTCCTCTGCCGCGGCTTGCAGATACATCGTATTCGGGTCTTGCGGCTGGCCCTGCATCTCTGCCATCATTTCCTCAGCCTCGGAATCAGTTGGCTTGACTACGCCCATTCGCAGCAGCTTCTTGCGGAAGTAAGCATTAGTGTCGCTCAAGCCTTCGCCTTCCATGTTCATCATGGCCATTGCCGTAATGACCTGCTGCGTTTCTGGGTCTTGGGTAAGCTGGAGCATTCCTGTCAGCGCTCGGACCGTGGCCGCGCGTTTGCTGCTCGATGACGGTCCAACTTCTGCCACTACGTCAAAGGTGGCTTCGCTCAAGTCATTAGCCATTTTCATCGCGCCGGTTTCCTGGTCGATCATTGGCTGCATCAGTTCCACCGTGCCGGCCTCACCAGTTGACGCAATGGTCTTCATCTTGCGCTTGTCTTCGGTGTAAACCTCTCGCGCCATTGATAGCCAGATCTCGCCGCAGCGCTTCATGCCCTTGCTGAAATTCGACATGTAAATAAAGGTTTGCATATCTACGCGAGTCTGGATCATCTCAACCGCTTTGCCAGACATTCCCGACACCATCTTGTCAGCGCCCTGCGGGTTGCCAAGAATGTCCTGCATATCCTGCTCTGTGATCTGAAGCAGCGCGGCCATTGCCGGGGGAATTGCTGCTGATCGAGTGTAGGCAACCGGCCCACTGATTGTTTGCGCTCCATCTGCGCCTGTAATCGGGTTGACCAGCAGATAAGGGTAGTCCCGCAGATTGTCTTCTGCCCACATCACTTGATGGCCGGCAACCTGTTCGGGGGTCATGATGGGCTTCTCAATGCTGGACAGTGCCGAGATTTCACCCAGCTTGGACAGCTGCATATTCTTCAACCGCTGTGCATCTTTAGCCAATCTGACTGCACCCATGCAGCGCTCAACGTTATCCACAAACCAGCGCTTGCCATACACCACGACGATGGGAATGCACTTGCCAGCAATGTAGCCAGCGTCCTCCAGCACCTTGCCGCCGCTCATGATGTATTTGCGAACGCGCATCCGCTTGACGCGCTTTTGACGCACCTCACGGCTACCAATTGCCATCAGGGTTTCTTCCAGGGTCTCGTCGTCCGCAAAATCGGTCTGGCTGTAGCGTTCTTCCGTGCCATCAATGGCCTCAAAGATGCGGATGGTCTCAGCCTTTTCTTCGATCTTGTAATACTCAGCGACGAAAACGATATCAGGCGTTGCCCAGTCAAACTCGTACTGATGGATGATTTTCGGCCAGTCTGTAGGGTCGTCGTTGTAGATTTCCTTGTAGCTGTCACGGGTCATTGATGTGACCACAAAGCAAAACTTGGCGTCTGACTTGTCCTGGCGCTTGGCGTTCAGATCAAAGAAAACACTGCTATCGGCATCGTAGATTGGCTCAATTCGGATGCGCTGCTTGTCGTTCTCGTCATCTTCCTCGTCTTCGTAGACCGTCCGCAGGCGCCATGCCCCAATGCCACCGCCCACAGCTTCCTCAAAAGCATTGTCGTATGCCTCGTCAGCCACGGATGCCTGCTCATCGGCACGGTACAGGCCATCGCAAACTTCGGCCAGCTTGTCGTTTTCAGAACCGTCTTTGCTTACATAGTCAACTGTAATTCTGTTGTTACGGTACTCGTTGACGATCCGAATGACCGCCAGCATGATCTTGTTTACTTCGAATTTGGGCTTGTTTTCGTACTGGTCGTAAAGCGGCCCTTCCCACTGAGCGCCACATAAGCTGTAGAAACGCCGGTCTTGCAGGCATTGCAGGCGCTCGTCGCGCAGCGCAGTCTGGATGTCGTTAAACTGCCTCAACGCTTCAGCGTGCAGATTGGCAAGGCGTTGATCTTCGGAAATTCTGGCCATGTTTATCCTTGGTTGTCCGATTTTCTACCATTTGTGCATAGTCGGCAATGGCACGAAAGTCTGCGGCTTGACAACAATTGCCCGTCTGATTCCCTCGCAAGCATAACGCAGGGCATCAATAACGTGATTCTTCTTGTCTTCCAGTATCGGCAGGATTTTAGCCGTCAGCGGGTCTTGCTTGTATGAATAAAGGCTGAGTTCGTCAATAGTATGCGTGCAGCGGGGGTGAACAACAATGTCGTACCCCTTCAAGAACTCTATGCCTTCCTCTACCGATTTCGGGCCTTTGACGGCCGTCATGATCTTTGGGAAACCGTTCTTTCGCATATGGCTGATTGTCTCGGGCCTGGCTGAATCTGCCACGATTGGCCATTTCTCGGCCTCTGGAACCTGCATAAACAGCTCTGGCGTGTTGACGATCTCGCAGCCAACCATGTAGGCCTCGTGATCAATATAGAGCGTGCGGCCAATGATGTGGCATCGCACCAGGACCGTCGGGTCAATCGCAAAGCCCCAGTCAGCGCCCAGCCGGTGGATTGCGTCAGGTGGTGCATCAAACTCGTCAATCTTCCAGTTCTTAAACACTCGTGCGCTGCTGTTGGTCAGGTAGCTGCCTTGCCAAACGTGCTGATACTTGTCAGGATCGCGCCGCTTGTCGTACTCCATTTCGTCTCTGAGTACCTGCGGAAACCAAGGGTTATCGCTAAAGTTGACCTTGATGACGGTTGCATCTTTGGGCGGTGTCGGGCCACGCAGTAAGAAATCTACCGGGTCGCTGATCTGCCTCGGGTTCCAGGTAAACCACAGTTCACTGTCAGGCTTACGGATTGTCGGACGCAGCAGGTCAAGGCTGGTTTGGGACAGGCTCTGTGCCTCCTCAACCCACGCACAGTCATATCCTTCGAGACTTTTTATGGAGTCGGCGGTGTGATTCTGCATCCCCTGGAAAATAATCGCACCATCGGCCTGCTTGGCCTTAATGACGGCATCCTGCACTTCAAAGTAAGCGCCGGCGTTCATGTCCTGAATCTTGGTCTCCAGCAGCCGCTTGACGGACTGGTTCAGCGATTTCTGAATCTCACGCACGCAGACGCTTCGCCGCTTCTGGTCAATGATGTGCGCC